TTTTTGATGGATCGGGGCGCAGAATCTCCGCAATCACCCACTATAAAATCAGCGGTAAGTCGTAAGTCGTTGATAGTCAAAGAGAAATAACTGAAGAAAAGCCTTTACAAAGGTTTAAGATACCTTAAACTGGTTCCATGATGAACAACGGAACCACAACCGAACAAGCCCCGGTTCAAGCGGGCGAGCAAAAGAAAAAGAAAATCACCCTTGCAACGGTCAAAAGCTTTATCCGCAAAAACGCTGATAGCCTTTGGACAAAAACGCAAACTTCATTTGATGGAATGATTGATTGCGTAAGCAAGGTAGATGAGGAATGGAAGCCAGCCAATGTTAGCGAGATTCTTGAAAGCAAGCATAGTCTTTGGTTTGTCGGCGGCTCAAGGGATTATTTCCAGCCCTATGAAAAAGGGGCTTGGAAGGGCTTTGAAGTTTATAACTGTTGTGGCAGTTGGCTAGTCGCAACCAACATCGAATAAAATAGAAAGGAAATCCCAAATGAACCAAGCATTCAAAATCTACATCGCCGTGATGGTCGGCATCCTCGTTGGCCTATCTCTTGGGGATTGGCTAGAGCTTTTACTGACCAAATAAAACTTTACAGCAATACCCAGAAATCCTACAACCCAACTAGTGAAATCCTATTACCCTGCAAGACCAGTCGGAGCCGCCGATTCCCCATGGTCGGAGACTTACAGCGAGTGGGCAATCGAGCCGAAGGCAAATGGATGGAGGGGTTGGTTAGATCAAAAGGAAGGCGTGGCCTACAATCGGCATGGAAAAGTCGCATCCAACGCCCCGCTGATGTTCGAGCGGTTGGCAACTGCCGGGATCAAGTCACGCTTTATCGACTGCGAGATAATGGGGATGAGGGAGAAGAAGGGCATTGGAACAATCATAGTGATTGATGCCTTCGACCCAGACAACCCCAAGCCATACGCCCAAAGGGTCAAGGAGTTTGAGGAGATCGAACCCGCATCCTTTGAACTAAAACAAAACGCCCTGCTACGGATGCCGCGCCTTAATCACAAAAAGCTAAAGGCCATTTGGGAGGAGATGAATTTTCAGAATCGTGGCGGGCTGGTTTGGGAGGGCTTCGTTATGAAAAAGGATGACCGCTATCCCTTTGTCAGCAATCCTTCTTACTGCTCACTCGATTGGCACAAATGGAGAATTTTGTGATCGAAGCTCTTTTAATTTTCATTGTGATGTTTATTTTCTTTGGAGGCCGAGAGCTTTGCAAATATTTAGAGCAAAGGGACTATGAGCGGAGAAGATTCTATCTAATGGTGGCAGAAGAGCTTGATCGTCTGGAGAAGGCGACCGAGGAAACAAAGCAGTCCGAGGCCAGAAGCCGCAATCCCTCAATTTGGGAGATGCGAAATTGAGTAAGTTTGAAATTGTCTGGCGGGCATTGAACGGCCCAAAGCTCATGGCAGAACACAAGTTCCACCCGACACGCCGCTGGCGTATTGACTACTGGCATGACTCTGGCGTGGCAATCGAAGTGGAAGGTTCGGTATGGACGAAGGGCAGACATACAAGAGGCTCCGGCTTTATGGCTGATATGGAAAAATATAACGCCATTGCCGAGCGTGGCATCTTGCTTTTCCGAATCCCCGCCCATCAGATCACGGCCAAATGGCTTACTCCTATTATTGAAACAATTTATAGGGGCGGATCGGATTCTTATTTGCGCCTAAAGAGGGAGGCCCAAAATGGCTAGCTTCTTTGAGGAATACCAGAAAGAGGGAGACGATATGCGCCATCAATCCTTCGTGGATTGGCGGGAAAGGGTCTTGCGGGTGGAAGATTTATCGGCTTGTCGCAAGGCTCCCGATGCCGAACAGGAGCAAGCCGAGAATGCGGAATGGCTCAAGACCTACAACGGATGGGCGCACGAAAATCCTCAAGGACATTTTAAGAGGCTAAAGAAGGAACTAGATAGGGAATATTTTTGCATAATGAACAAGGTTCCCTATGAGCCATCATTCATCGGCGGGCTTCCCGGCTATTGGGAATACCGCAAAGAAAATTTAGAGATAGCCTTCCATAACAACCGCCAAAGGCTTCCCAACGAGTAAACCAAAAAAGAAAGGAACCACACAATGAGCGAAACACAATTAGCAACAATTAACAACGGAGTTGCCCAACATATCCGACAGGCTACGGACGTTGCTGGGGCTTGCCGAGAAATCGTCAAGGCCACCGCACAACGGATTGGCAATCGTGACTATGTTCGGGTAGAGGGCTGGCAATCCATCGCAGTTGCCCATGGATGCGTAGCTTCGGCAAGGGATGTCGAGCGCACCGATGAAGGCTGGAAGTGCATTGGCGAAGTTCGCCGAATGGACAACGGCCAAACAATCGCAACCGCCGAGGGATTCCTTGGCTTCGATGAGGATATGTGGGCAAAGCGTCCGACCTATGCACAGCGGGCGATGTGCCAGACAAGGGCGATTAGTCGGGCTTGCCGCTCGGCCTTCGCCCATGTCGTTGTATTGATCGACCGCAACCTATCAACCACCCCAGCGGAAGAAGTTCCCTTCGGTGGTTTTGAAGATGCCAAGCAACTCAATACCGAGAAATACGAAGAGCCTTCGAAGGCAGAGATCAAGGAGATCACAGCAAAGCTGGTTGAGGAAAAGAAAACCAAGGACTCCGAGATTAAGGATATGGTCGTTGGGTTTGGCAAATACAAGGGCCAGACCGTCCGCCAGATTGCTAGATCATCGGAAGGATTTGGTTGGCTGATGTGGTTGATGGAACAGCCGATGAAGAACGCCCCAGACGGACAACCCTACAAAAAGGATGTCCAGCTTCGAGCAGTTATTAAAGCAGTGATTGATGAGGATAAAAAAGATGACATCCCCTTCTGAATCTGCCCTAACACAAATTGATAGGTCTTTGGCTTCGCTGGCAAATACCGTGGCGAAGAAAGAGAGGGAGGCCTGTGCAGAGCTTGTTCAATCCATGGCTGATGCAGAGGAAGATCAAGTAAGGAAAGACCTTCTCAATGATGTGGCAACCGCCATTAGAAGGATGCCCAATGCCAAGTATTGATGTTCAAATACCAAAAACAAAGTTTGGACTAATTGAATGGAGGGACACAGATGATAAGCCGCAGGAAAATGATAGATGCCTTGTTGTTATTGGAATCAGCGTTATGGTGGCTCGCTTCCACCACGGCGAATTTTATCTGGATAATTGGACAAGAGCTAGTTCGGTTCGGTGGTGGTCGCCGTGGCCGAAGGCTCCTATCGCATAGGGAGATTTATGCAAGAAACATTACTAGAACTTGGGAAATTGATGGTTCTCATTGGCCTAGCTGTGGGATTTATATTCGCAGGGTTGGTAGGCTTGGCACTTCTCGCTGGCTGGGCGTGGGACAAGTTGGAAAGGATGCTAAATAAATGAGCGTTAAAAGGCTTACATACTTAAAGCAACTGCTTCGATACACCACAGCAAGGCTCAAAGACATGAGGAAGGACTGGACTCATGCCCAAGAAAAAAACTACAAGGACATCCTAGCCCACGCAGACTTGGCCGAGGTGATGGCAAAGGAGCTATTGGATCGGGCTAAAAAATACCAGAAGCGCGATTTGGAGAGCGGTAAAAAGTGAAGTTACCATGGCTTAAATTTTATCCTGCTGATTGGCTTTCGGATGAAGCCCTTCGTGGTTGCTCCCCGGCGGCAAGAGGGCTTTGGGTCGATATGATTTGCCTTATGGCAAAGTCCAAAAGGCATGGCTATTTGATGGCAGGGGATAGCCCAATGGGGGCAGAGCATATCGCCAGAATCTTCGGTGAAAGCCTTGAAACAACCAGCGGCTTGCTTGTTGAATTGGCACAGGCAGGGGTCTATTCAGTCGAGGAAGATTGCATATTTTCACGCAGAATGGTGAAAGATGAGCGTGGCCGTAAGTCTAACAGGGAAAGGATTTTGCGTTGGCGTAACGCCGATGTAACGCCTACTGTAACGCAAATGAAACGCTCTTGTAACGGCAATGTAACGCCGCAGAAGCTAGAGGCTACAGAAGCTAGAGGCCAGAATAATAGAGAGAGGGCGCAAGTGCGCCCCACGCTTTCGCAATGGTCGGATTACGCAAAGAGCATCGGATGGATTGGCAAAGATGTTCAAGGAGCCTTCGACCACTATGAAAGCAACGGATGGAAGGTCGGAGGCCGTGCGCCTGTTAAGGACTGGCAAGCCGCCGCAAGGAATTGCTTCAGAAGGAACCAAACCACAAACCAGAAAGGGAACCACACAATGCAACCAAAACCGCAACCGAAATCATCGTGCGAGTCCGCGCCCCTATACAGGCGGATGGGCTTCACCTCATTTTATGATTGGGAAAAGGCAGGTTGCCCATCATGAGCCTACTCAAAGCATTTGAAAGAACCGTGGACAGGGGCTTTGTGCCATACCGCAAAGTGCAACCCGAATATAAATCGCTGGCCGATCAAGCAATGGAATTTGAAAAGGCCGTCACCCTACCAAAGAGAATCCAAGAGCTTGAGGAACGGATAAATAGCCTTGAATTGAGCCTTCAGATTATGCGGAACGCCAAGGAAGCCGACCCCGTGAAAGCCTACCTTGCCCCGCTTTGTTCGAGAATAGCTCAAATTGAAGCGCATTTGGGCCTAGAAAGGGCTAAGACCGCCGAACCGATAGACTTGCCACAAATCATCGTTCCACACGAATTAAGGGTTTTAAGGGGCAAATTTGGAAAGTGCAAGAATCGCAAGGTTGAAGTCGTCCAGAAGCGTTGGGCATTGTGGAAGGCTCAATACGAGGCCGGAATCCCAATGACGGTTATCGCTAGGGCTTGGGGTTGCGACCATGCCTCAATCTGCCACGCCAAAAAGCAGGGATGGGAGCCAAGCAAACAAGGTAGGTACAACTACCCGAACAAAAGAAAGTCGGCAAAAAAATGAGCTTCCATTTTGCATCTCAACTAACCATGGACTTCGTTGAGCCAACGGAAACACACCACCCAATCAAGCCCATCGGTTCCAAACAATGCCAGCAAGTGCTATCCCACTTGCAGAGCGGCAAGCCGATCACGGCACTTGAGGCGTTGAGGCTTTACGGAATCTTTCGTTTGGCCTCTCGCATCCATGATTTGAAAAAGGCGGGGCTAACCATCCAAAGCCGGGACATCCAGACGGAGAACGGCAAGAAGGTTGCCCAATACTATCTTTGAACAAGATTCGACCAGCCTTTGACATAAAATAAACACAGCCTAAAGAAATCCTAATGGAGACCGCTCCCATCGAGTCCGACCAGTTAAGAGCCGAGAGGCTTTTGATTGAGCTATGCCCGGACAATGCGGAGCTAAAAAAAATAACCAAGGCTGGACGTTCACAGGAGCGGATCAAGATGCTACGGCAAGTCATCGAAAGGCTATTGCTCAACGGCATACCAACGGCGGTGATCGCAAAGGCTCTCAAGATGGAACAACCTGTGATTCAATACCACGCCAGATGGTTGGAAAAGCAGGGAAAAATCATAAGACCAAGCAAGCATAGCCATTGGATTTGGGCAAAGGGAACCGATGAGAACTGACGGCCAAGACCCGGCGGACAGCATCGCCGCATCCTACACGGTCGATATGGCCGACCAAGTGGACAAGCTCGAGGATGTCGTTAGGGAAAGGCTGGCGCACCTCAAAGCCCAAAACCCAGCCATGAATTTGGACGAACTGGCAAGGGCAACGGCTCAAATCATAGAGGAGACGATCAAGACTGAAGGCGATAGCCCTATGTTGCGCACAAAAAGAGACGACACTTTGGACGAAGCCCTCCTAGCCCTAGCAACCAACCGAAGCCCAGACAGCCTAACCAGCATTGCCAAACGCTACCTTAACCCAAACACAAACCGCCCATACACAAGAGCCGCCCTATCTGCACGGCTATCGGAGCTAACTCAAAGGACAGGGCTTGTCTTAAGAGTTCAACGGAGCGAAAGGGTGCGCCAAATCTACAAAGAACGAGCCCTGCGGGTGCACGAAAGACGGCGGAAGGAATGCCCAAAATGGAACAAGGACGCATGGCAAAAAGGCTTAAAAAGGCGAGGCAAAAAACGGTGAGAACAGGCTCAAAAGTTGTCTGTGTGGATGATCGGTTCCCGCCCGAACTGCTCCTGTTCTATAACTGCCTACCAATAAAAGATAGGGTCTATAAGGTAAGGGACATGGGCGTTGGGCTTTCAAGCACAGGGGAACACGGTGAAATCGTGGTTTATTTGGAGGGGATGCAAAACCCCTGCTCCTCTGTGCCGCCACACCCGGAAAGAGGCTTCGCAGAATGGCGTTTTCGAGAGATCGAACCACCCGCCGAGGAACACGAACAGGCCGAGGAGCTTGTCGAGGCCGAGGCATAAACAAGGAGAAATCCCAAAATGAGCAAGGCAATCGCTACCCTAGATAACAACGAAAAAAGCATAGGCATGGAGCTTAAGAAAACGGTGCGACTTTTACAGGAACAGCGAGAAGAGGCCGTGAAAAGCATGGCCGAGACCATCAGCCTAGCGGCGGACGCTGGGGACATCATCCTATCCGCACGGACGGAGGGGCTTGATGTGGATGGCATCTTGGAAATAGCGGGCATAAACGGTGAGGAGGGCCGGAGGCTTGAGCGGGTAGCCAAGGCCAGACCTAGCCTTACCAACCCAGAGCCGGGCCAGCTAAAGCAACTCGCATTATGGGCAGGTATCCTCCCTGACCCAATCACCAGCACCAACGAGCCAAGGCCAGAAGCTCATTGGCTGACCTACCCAATTAAGGCGGCGCAATGGATAGCCCGCAAAAGCCCAGCACAATGGAGCGAGGCACAACGCTCGGAGTTCGTGCGTGAGGCACGCCCAATCGTTGAAGCTTGGGTTGATGCCGGAGGCAAAATCTAGGCAGATTTTACACAAAAAGCGATATGCGACTTACAACAAAATCTAGGGGATTTTATGGGAAAACTCATCAAGGACTTACGCAAGCAAAAATCTACGCAACTCGACATGGATTTTAGGCGCACTAAAACTAGGTATGCGACTTAGGCAAGATTTTAGGCAAAACCCATGAAAACCTCATTAGGCACTTACAAAAATCTAGGTCTGCATAAGTCCTTAATAGGGTTTTTACGCGTTTACCCTCAAATTTTATGTAAATCATATAGCTTAAAATGGGTATGCGACTTACACAAGTTGCCTTTTGTAAGTATATGATTATAGGGTATTTAGAGATTATGCTTAAATCTATACAACACATGGACTTATGATTAGAGACAAACAATCACACCATACTTACAAAAGCGGAGTTGTTGATAGTCAAGCACTTAAACCATATTGTGCACAGAGCTTGCGTAATGTGTTATCAATCAACAAATTAGGTAACTTTTATTTTAATAATTTATGGGAAACAGGTTCCGACCCCCGAAATTTTTGTGCGAGTTGAGTTTCTAAAGTAAAAGTCAACAAGGGCTTATGTAAATTATGAACAAAGAAGGCTACCCAAAGTTACAAAAGATGAAGTTGTCGGAACTAAAACCAGCTTCCTACAACCCAAGAAAAATTTCTAGTGATGCGCTTGGGCGACTCACAAAATCTCTAAGTGAATTGGGGAATCTTCAGCCGATCACATGGAACGCAAAGACCGGGAACATTGTCGGAGGCCATCAAAGACTAAAGTGCTATTCAGCACTTCAAAAAGAGGAGGTCGAGGTTTGGGCGGTTTGGCTGGATGAGGCACAAGAAAAAGCGGCCAACATTGCCCTCAACAAATTAAGCGGAGAATTTGATTTGCCAGCCCTAAAAGACATTCTTGAAGAAATTGATACAGGTGAAATCGACCTAGATATTACAGGCTTTGGGGCAGACGAACTTGCCGATCTAATGGAGCAAACAAAACCAGATGAAAAAGAGTTTGAAAATAGCGGAGAAAAATGTGAGGCTTGCGGCCGTCCAATATGACCAATGATAAGACAAAAAGAGCTTTGCGAGAAATGGGGAATCGACCCCGGCCAGATGTCGAGGATGGTAAAGGCGGGGATGCCCCTGACTTCAGAGGCCGATGCGCTCAAATGGAGACTGGCAAATCAGAAGAATGTTTTCACAAAAGCCCCGCCCCTATCAAAAGAATCAGAAGAACTAGAATCTCAAAGTATTTCTGATGAGGACTTATCCGCCCTTAATACGCTGGGAAGGCTCCTTCGGGCGCAACGGATGGAGGTTGCGGCATTTAGGCTTATGGTGCGAGCGGCGAAAGAATCAAACCCGATTGCTACCAGAGCCGCCATTCATGCTTACGAGCGAGCGCAGAAAGTTGTTAGGCAAGCCGAGATAGACCACAATGAGGAACAAGCTCACCTTCGACAAACACTTTCGACTGACGAAGTTCAAGAAACTTTCACGAAATACCTTGGGGGGATTCGTGCATTATTGGATGCAATGCCATCATCAATCTGTTCAAGGGCAAACCCCAGCGACCCGGAGTGCGCCAAGCAAGCCATCGAGGATGGAGTGAATCAAATCTTCTTGGCAATTCAAAAAGCAGAAGGGGCTTTCAAATGAACGACCCGCTTGTGATTTTCCTTGGCTTCTTTGCGCTGTGTTGTGTGATTCTTTCTTTAAGCGAATGAAACGCTACCCACTTAAAAGAAAAACCCCATTGAAAAGGGGCGGAAGGCTCCGGCCAGTCTCAAAGAAAAGAGCAAGGGAAAATCGTGCCTATACTTGTCTTCGAGAGTGGTATTTAGAGCAGAATCCCGCTTGCGAAATCTGCGGAAAGAAAGCAACTCAGATTCACCATAAGCGAGGGCGATTTGGGGCAAGGCTAAATGAAAAGGAATATTTTATGGCAATCTGTATGGCTTGCCATGATTGGATTCATAAAAACCCAATGGAAGCCTACGCCAAGGGCTATATGCTTTTAAGATGAATGAAAGCAGAGGAACGAATCAAATCCTTGTTTATACCAAGGAAAAAACTTTCCATTCCAGAATGGTGTGAGGCCAATCTAACCCTATCAGCTAGGGTTACAAACATCCCCGGCCCTTATTCAACAACGCTTACGCCATATGTAAAAGAGCCTTTAGAGGCTTTTGGGAATGACTCAATCCGCAGGGTCACTTTGGTTTGGGGAGCGCAGACATCCAAGACAACCACGATCCTTGCTGGGTTAGCGTATAGGCTTGCGGAGCGGCCTTGCCCTTCTTTGTGGGTTATGCCTAGCGAGCAACTAGCAAGGAGCTTTAGCGAAACCCGCTGGCTTCCGATGGTGGATGACTGCCCATCTCTAGCAAAAGAACGCCCGATTGATACCGACAAAATCAAAATTCTAGAGCAACACTTCCAGAAAATGTCGTTATGGTTTGTCGGGTCAAATAGTCCTGCCAATCTTTCCAGTCGATCAGTATCTTTGTTAATGCTCGATGAGGTTGATAAATTTTCCGATGGCTCCTCGTCGAAAGAAGCCGGAGCGTTGCAGTTGGCAGAGGCCAGAGTTGCGACCTATCCAAACCATCTAATCATCTCAACCAGCACCCCCACAACCGCAGACTCAATTATATGGGCGGAATGGCTGAAGGGAGATATGCGGTTCTATTTTGTTCCGTGTCCCCATTGCGGACACAAACAAAAGCTACTTTGGGAGCAGGTAAAATGGGATCAGTCGGCCAAGTTGAGCGACACAGAATGGGATTTTGGGCTGGTAAAATCATCAGCCTTTTATGAGTGCGTAGAGTGCAAGGGACAGATTCGAGACGGACAAAAGACAAAGATGCTTCGGGATGGGGAATGGATTGCCACAA